ACGCGTGTTTTTTTTTTTTTTTTTTTTTTTCCAACACACAATCCTAGACAAAACTTAATCACCATAAAGCTTCTAAGCGATATGACAAGAAATGTCCAACAGATTATTGTATAGAAAAGTTCTAATTGGTTAAAGTGTGGTACGTAAAACACACATACTTCTGCTTGAGGCAAAAGACGTACATCTAAACTAAAGTGCGGAGCCCCTAAACGCACATACCTTTCCTTAAAGGAAAGGGGGCTCGGAATGACCGGTGTATAATTATATCACATTTCTTCATTCCATTCTCTCACATATTGATCGTAGCCATAAGCTAATGGCATTTCGTGAGTTGCATCGAGCGCAGCCTTAACCATGACTGTACTCCATTTGTCGAATACTACTCGTTCGTGTTGAGCGAGTTCTCTGACACACATCTCCACATTTTGGACACATGCCAACATTTCTTCAGGGCACTTGCGCACCCATTGAGGCGTCTCTAAAATTACAGAAAGATCTAAAGGTGCTCGCCAGTAGAAACCGTCATAGCGGAAACCGCGTTTCAAGTAAGCTACTTCAGAGAGTTTTCGATACTCTACAATTTGTCCTGTTTTGGCCTCATCAGTATAGATCATCCCAAAGCTTTTGAAAGCTTCAGTCACTTTTACTTGATTGAACCAAGAAGAAACACTATCACAGAAGTTGACAACATTATCATCACCATAACTTAACATGGAACATGCTACATCAAAAGCAGGGGTTTCTCGATGAGATAATCCCGCATTTGTAGCACATCTATAGTAAGCCACTCGCATCGAAACAGAATTATAAAAACTGTTCAACACTGTAGTGATTGGATTTCCGCTGGGTTGAGAATGTGTAGTGCCGTAGAAAACTCCTTCACACATGTGGATTGAGTTATATACGTCTTTAAAAAGGACCTCTCGAACGAGGGCATTTTCTTCTCCGTCATCATAAAATTTGTTTATAATTTCTAAGAAAGCACTCATAATACAAGAGTTGAGAGTTCCATCAAATGTGGAAAAATCTCCTGCAAATACTTTCTTTCCGCGTTGGTATAATTTCTTAGCAGAGCGCGTCCCAATCGTAACCGAACGGATTGGTTCCGATCGATTGTTCGTTGTCGATTCTATTTTCCATGACATGTGCCATAAAACCTAGAAAATACATGCGAAAAGCGATAGTATAATCCATCGGTCCATTGCTGAACACTCTCGTTTTAAGTGCGTCTACCTTCTCGATAGGACGCCGCTCGTCTTTAAGAGTATCTGTCCAAATTGCGGGTTTACGAATTCCTTGCTTTGCGAGAGCAATACGATCTTCAACGGCAGTTCGTACATCATCTGTAATTATGTACTCATCAGTTCCTAGCCAGTGCTGTTTACCAACTGTGCCACATGGTCGGTCTAAGACCCAGGGGTAACCCGGGGAACTCACTCGATTCATAGGCGCAGTGAAAACACTGTCTTCAGTTCCGGCAACTCCTTCATCGATTGTTAACACACGCGAAAGGCGCGGATCTATTTTCGACAA